GAAACTACTGTTGCTACTAGTTATGCAGAAGTTCAATTAAAAGCTGCAAGTGAATTTAGAATAGGTACTGGTGGTAGTAGCACAGTTCCTAATGGTCAGTTTTATGTATATGATGCTACCGCTGGTGCACACAGATTCGATATTGATGCAAGCGGTCATGTTGGCATAGGAACAGTTTCTCCTTATGATAGTGCTTGGGGTAGTAATTCAAAACAATTAACAATATCAGGTGGAACCTATGGAGTATTAAATTTAATTGATGCTGGTGGTCCAACAAGATTTGGTATTGGAGCTGGTGATGGTAAACTATATTTAGCATATGATGATGTAGCTAGTGCTCATAGAATTATTGTTAGCAGTTCTGGAAACGTAGGAATTGGGGAAACTAGTCCTGCTACTAAGCTGGATGTTAAAGGAACAGACAATGGTGATACTGTACGTATTTCTAATACAGGAACTTATGGAGGTACAATTGCATTTACACAAGGTTCTGGCGACACTAATATAGGTTACATTGGTTCACTTAGAGCGTTAGAAGGAAATGGTAGTGGTGATAATGGTGTTGGGCTTTATTCAAGAAGTAGAATATCTTTTTATACTAATTCAGCATCACCAGATGTAACAATATCTGATAACGGAAGCGTAGGAATTGGAACGACTTCGCCTAATAGAAAATTAACAGTACAAAGCGGTTCATATAGTTTTCCGTCTGGTATAGATAATAATAGCTTTTTTACAATAGCTCAAAATAGTTGGTCAGGAATGACCTTATTGGCAAGTACCACTACAGGTAGTTTTATTGATTTTGGAGATACAGACGCAGGGTGGAGAGGAAGAATATTATATGCTCACAATGGGGATTATATGTATTTTAGTACAGCAGCAGCAGAAAGAATGCGTATAAACAGTTCAGGTCAAGTAGGAATTGGCGGAGCACCTACAAATCAATTTAGTATAGTTGATGGAACAGGAGCAAATCTTGAAATGGGTAGTAATTCAACCTCTACGTTTATACAATCATATAATAGAACGTCAAGTGCTTGGCAAGATTTAGTATTTTTTACTTTTGCAGAAACAATGAGACTTACAAGTACAGGAAATGTAGGGATCGGAACTTCTTCGCCTAGTAATAAATTACACGTAGTTGATGGCAATAATTATGCAAAACTAGGTGATTTGCAGGGTAATTCTACTATGTCATTGAGAATGGCTGACAACTCGGGATTTCCAGTTGAAGTACAGGCTTATGGCACTGAATTAAGATTTAATACCGCCACTACTACTGGGGCAACACCAAGTGTTAAAATGAATATTCTTTCCAACGGTAGAGTAGGAATCGGTAATACATCTCCTAACAATAAACTAGAAATTTCTGATACGGGAACAGGATATGGAACCACGTATTTAAAAATATCAAGAGGCGCAGATTCTTCTGCTGTGGCAAGAGTTGCGGGTATTAAAATGGGTAATACAGCTAGTAACGATGGTAGCAACTGGATTGTTCAAGCAGAAAGTTCTTTAGGGTATTTTGATAATGCAGATTTAAAATTTTATCATAATGCCGCTGGTACATCAACCTCAAAATTTAGAATAAAGAAAAACGGAGAGTTCACAAGTATGGCTCATGAAGCGGGCTCTCATGGGTTTGGATTAAATGGTCTTCAACGTGTGTGTAACCAAGGTTATGTAGCTGGAAATGCTACAGTGTCTGTTACTTACGATTGTTCAAGTCAAGGCTCGTTTTTTATACAATGTGTTTTTAACCATTATGGGTTTATTAGTAGTTATGGCTGTTCTAGAGTGGCTGTTTTTGCTAATGGCCCTAATTTGCAAACTCACAATATTAATAACATTACATCAACTGGTGGTGGTGAGTGGACTATAACTAGAGTAAGTAATACTAGATTTACAGTAGCTAAAACAGCTGGGAATTATGCAGGTGGTGGACATTGGTTTATAAATATTACAGGTAGTGGACTTAAATACACTTAATAAAAATTAAATTATGACATATTGGTATTTTAAAAATAATGAATTAAACTATACTAGCGATGAGTATTATATGGAACCTGAAATAGGGTTTGTTGTGGTATCATCAGAAGAACCAGCCGATCCATCTAAAATTTATAAATTAGTTGACGGTAAAATAACTATAACAGGCGAAGTTCAACCGCCTCCATCAATTGAATAAAAGATATGGCAAACACTAAAGTAACAGGTGATTTAATAGCGAGCTCAACAATAGCTACAGGTAATATAGCGGACAATGCAGTTACTAGCGATAAAATAAGTGGTATTACAACAGCTCATATTACTGAAGGTTCTAATTTGTATTATACAGATGCAAGAGCTAGAAGTGCTGTTAGTGTTAGTGGTAATGCATTGACATATAATAGCTCAACGGGCGTTATAACATCGAATTTTGAAGAGTCGCCAACATTTACAGGAGCTGTAGTAGGTTCTAGCTTTTCAGCGGCTGCTGGTTTTTTGAATGGCTCAAATGGTGGAATAAGGATACACTCTAGTGGTACTAAATTTTTTAATATTACAGCAGCTAATGCGGCAAGAGATAATATTATGGATATTGGCGCATCAGATGCAAGATTTAAGGATTTATATTTAGGTGGTAATATACAAGCCGCAGGAAATGTAGGGATCGGAACGACTTCGCCTGCTTATAAATTAGATGTTGACGGAAGTGTTGCTCTAAATGTAATGCCTGGTCATCAATCAGAAGGTTCTATTCATATAGGAAGATATGATGGTAACACAACAAGATATAATTTAATTAAAAATTATGTTTCATCTACTCAAGCTTCTAACTATATGAAGTTTGCTTTACATAATGGAACAGAAGGTGCTACTTTAGATGTAATGACTTTATTAGGTTCTGGAAACGTAGGGATTGGAACGGCATCTCCTAATGAAAAAATACAAGTTGCAGGAAATATTCATGCTTATGCACCAAGTGGTATTGATGCTGGTTTATTTGCAAGTACTGCTGCTGGTTCTACAACTATGGCAATAAGGTCAAGTGGAATAACTCATTTTAATGGAGGCAACGTAGGAATTGGAACGACATCTCCTGCTTATAAATTAGATATAGCAGGAACAAGCCCAAGAATTAGAGTGCAAGAAACGAGCAGTAATACTGCTGTTACACAAATAGAAGTAGAAAATAGCAATGGTAGAGGCGCTATGCTTGGTATTGGTGGTAGTGGTAGAACTGATATTTTAACCAATAGAGGTTATATTAATGCTCAAGCAGCGACTGATGGCTTAGCTATAGGAACAGAAAGCACAGATCCTATAATATTTTATACTCAAGGCTTATCAGCCTCAAATGAAAAAATGCGTATAAATAGTTCTGGAAACGTAGGAATTGGAACATTTACGCCAAATAAAAAATTAACAGTATATGGTGGTAATGATAATGGTATATGGGTTGATAGTTCAGGATCGCGATATACTTCAGTTGCTTGGGGAAATAATGGTAGTGAAAAAGCAAATATTGCTTATGATAATACTAATTCAAATT